TGATTCCGAAATTGTTCCTGATCCTGTTGAGAAAGAGAATGTATCTGTGCCTGAAGCAGTCACGGTAAATTTACCAGTACCAGTTGTTGTTCCTGAATATTTCTTTCTTACTTGGAAATCCATATTGCTAATTGTGTTAGCTTTGATTGCTTCATATGGAGTTTCAAAAAGTAAACTAGTTCTTATAGGTTCATTGATAGAAACAAATCCTGTAGTTGGATTTTTTGAGTCCGTATCAATATTGCCAGCAAATGCTATAAACAAACCACCATTAGCAACAAGCGACTCAGTATTTTTAATCTCGGATTGAATAGTAAAAGTATTTGATGCCGGAATAAAAGTTAATGATGATGCTAAATTAAATGTAGCCGCATTTGAACTTGTAATTAGAATTGGAGATAATGAAGCGCCAGCAAGATTGGTAATTTGAAAATACATATTTGCATACGCATTCAATGGCAAAGCATTGTTAAACGCCGCAGGAATTGCAATTGTGGTAGCAGATGATCCAGTTGCGGCTAATGTTCCTGTAATTGGAACAGTATTAGCACCAAATGTGTTTACAGTAAATGTATGAGTATTACCAATATCGGAATCGTATGCATCATTGTAGCGAATCATGTTTGCATAAATTGTACCAATTTTAGTAGAATTATATGCTGGACCTGTTGATAAACTTATGTTTGCATGTGGAACAGAATGGATATCCAAAGATGGAAATGTGGTAATATCAAGTGTGCCACGAACGTTTGCTAGAACTAAACTACTTTCATAGTTTGTTGGCAAATCAAAACTGGAGACATTTGAAACTTCTCTTGCTCTGTCAACTTCAATAATTGTTGGTGCAATCGTTTCAAATTCATAACCACTCACATAGGCTTTGCCTGGATCTAAAACTACGTTAAATTTTCCATTAGCACTATCACCTTCTTCAAGAGAAATGACAAATGGATCTACGGTATAGTTTCCAGATTCGTCATGTGTACGGCGGGCTAAAGTTTTTTCAATTTCACTATAGATTGGGTAATCAATTTCTTTTGTTTTTACACCATTAACAAGACGAACAATTTCAAAGAATGTTGAAATATCAGCAGAATCTAATGTTCTCTTTGATAGAGAAGTTTGAATTGCAAAACGCTCGGCTCCTGGTGCTTGATAGTTAAATGCACCCTGTGCTGGATCCAATAGAGATGTATCATCAATTTCATCAACAATAGTTTCGGTAAATTCAATACCGACTTTGTAAGATGGATTTAAATTGATTGTTGTTGTGTTATATCCTAAACGATAGAAAATTTCAAGAACAAGATATTGTGGAACTACTTTTACAAATTGTCCTTTGAAGTAGTAAATACCCTCTTGAAGTTTAGCTATGAAAGAACCACCAACAGCCGCGGTGGATCTCAATTGTGCATAAATTTCTTGCCCATAAACACGAATTTCATCCGACTCAGCAAATCTTTCGCCGCTTAGATATTTCAAAATTAGAATTGGATTTGCAGTTGATGTGTCAATTGCAATAACTCTTGCTCTAATTATTTTTGATGAGTTATGTGAAACAACAGTTTTGTCTAAGAATTGTGTAGCATCAACGTCCAAGCTATTATATTGAGCAGCCAGCACTACATAATTAGCTTTGTTATCTAGTGAAACTTTACCACCAACAATTGGACTACCACTCTTAAAGATGTGATTGCCAAACTTTTCAATTTGATTGGCTAATATGGTTTGTAACTGTGTTAATTCACGGGCTTGAACCGAATAACCTGGACGAAATAAAACACGCATGAAGTTTTTATCTTCATCAAAATCGTCATAGTATGGATCGTAGTTAAAAGTAGCAGTCATTTATTCCTCGTTTAGAAACTCAAAATGAAACGAATTCGTTCGGTTTGGGCTGGGTCTCTTGTAATTGGCAGTTTATCTGATATGTATAATATCTTTCCAGAGTACAAATCAAGAGTAGGATTTGTAACTGTGTTCACGACACGAATAGCGCCTGTTTGTAGACCTCTAATCGCTTGATTTGTTTGTAATGTTCCACGAACATTGTTTAGATACAATAAATTTGGTGTCTCACTAAATGAGATTACGTCAGCAGTAAATGTTGCATCGCCGTATGTTGCTCCTTGATAAACAACCTCATCATTGTTAAAATCCCCCACACCAGGCGATACCTTAACAAGAGTGTATAAAGAATATGTCTGCGCGGTGGCTAATATTGTTGTATCATATCTATATGGATTTCTTAACAATACGACCTCACGAAAATCATTATCAACTGGTAATACACCACTTTCATCTTGTGCAAACTCTACGTTAAACATAATAGTAGAGCCACCTAATTCATAAGTTGGATCATACCCATGACCATCGTGTGGAGCAATTGAAACTGTTGCGGCGGCAAGTGAACCAACTCCACCAGAAACATCGGTAAATGTTAAATTAGCGTAAGTGTAATAATTTCCACGATTTTGTATAATTACATTTCTTACTTTTCCGCCGGAAACATTTGCTTTTAATATTGCACCAGTTCCATCTCCATCAATTGTAATGATATTCTGTACAGTACCATCAGTATAATTATTACCTGTATTTGTTACTGTTACAATATCAATTGATCCCGCTTCAGCCGCACCTCGTACAAATTTATTTGTGGAAACTGGCATCCAATCATCAGTCAAAAACTTTTGTTTTTGTAAAGATGTTAGAGTATACATGTACTTCCACTTATAAAAATCGGCAGTCTCAACATAAGGTTCTTCTAATGAAGTTGTTGATAATGTCAATTCCGGTTCTACTGTGGATGCTGTGCCAGTTGATACATTTGAAAGGCATTTAAAGACTTGGTCTTTTGTATTTAACACATAGAAATTTGTATTTGCTTCATATGTATTATATACTGTATTTGAAGTCCAATCATTTCTTGGAATAATAAGTGAGGCATTTTCAAATGATAATTGTTTAGCCAAAACACCGCGTTTATAGTAATCGTTTATAGAACTATCTGTTTCAGAAGGAGCACCCTCTACCTCCGTACCAGCATTCCATGGCAAGTGTCTACCAAAAAACGCATACAAATATGACTTTCTTTCGGCTGGCAAGTATGAGTTGGAGCCCAAGTCCAACAAGTTATAAACTTGTTGTGCCATCAATATTTTGAAATTTTTAGTTAAGAGTGCTGACATGTTTTTATTTATCTAACTTTTTGAATGGTTGCGCTCAAATTGCTGCCGTTTGATGTAAATATGCTACTTGCAAAAATAGTATTTGCATTTCTAGAATTCGCTCTAACTGTAGCCGTATAAACCAAATTAACAGTCGCTGAAGTTGATGTTACATTAATTATAGTGTCTAGTATAGCAAAAGAAGAATTGGTAACTTCTTTAATTGATACCGTATTACCAGTTGACAAATATATCGTATCGCCGTCTTGCAGGTCATTTATGAAGTTGACACTATTAGCCGCACCAAACAAGATGTTTGAGCCAGAAACAACATTAACTGTATTCTGCAATCTTTTGTGGACATTTGACAGAAGAATTAAATCGCCGACATTAACTGTAGATTGGAGATTTGCACTCGCATTTGTAGTAATAATTTTATTAGAACCATTGGCAATGTTGTAAGTGTCCGCAAGAGATGTGATTGTTATAAAAGATGAAGTGTTAACCTGCGTCAGCATTTCTTCATTATCATCAATTTTAGTAATAAAAGTTTTTGTTCCAACTGGATGAACAATATCGTTTAGTGGCTTCTTAAACTTAGAATAGTCGGTTTGTGACTTAATGATGTATGAAAAGTTATGATATTTTTCGCCGTCTTGTAACTTCTTATCCGCACTAATTTGTCCATCAGTATTCAAGTAAATACCAGGATAACGAATCAACCCATTTTCAAAGTTTGCTGTAGCTTTTGCGTTACCATCACCATAGAATAACGATGACGTTACATTTCCACTAACTATACCATCATCCGACTTGATAGTTTTACTGGCGTCAAATACGCCGCGATAATTAAAAATTCTCAAAGTCGTAGTGCCTGTATCGTATGAATCCACCGTAGCACTAAATGTTGAAGTAGAGTTTGATGTGCCCTGATATACTGACGTATTTGAAACGAATAGCTGACCTGATGTTACGCTGTTCAAAACTAAATCTGCATTTCTTAAAGAAACTGATGGTGCTTCAACATAATCATAACCATAACTAATAACTCTCAATGATGTTATAGCACCAATTCTTGATGTTGTCAATCCGTATTGTTCACCATCACCTGTTATTTGTGCAACCGTCAAATTAGCACTCGTACCAGAAACTGATTGAACAGTAATAGTTGGTAATGAATCTCTTGTGTATCCTTCTCCACCAATAACAAAAGCATTTGAAGAATGATTATTAATGGTAACTGAAGTAATTACTCCAGATGAAACATTCACAAATCCATTTGCACCATATCCCGATCCGCCAGTAAAAATTAAAATGTCGCCGTTAGCATATCCAGTACCACCACTGTTGACCGTTATTCTTCCAAGTGAACCGATCCTGTACAAATCGTTTCTAAGAATTTTATAAACCGATACATTTATTAGGTCGTTAGGAAATGCTTCAGCAAAATATAAATTATTTGTATCAACATAAGAAACTTCACGAATTGCTTCAAATTTGTTATTGATAAACAATCTAACATAATCACCAGTTTCAAAAGAAACTGTTAAGTCTTGTGTTGTATCATTTATTAGTGAAGTTCCTTTTACGATTGTACGAGTGTTACAAACTAAAATATCATCATAGCTTTCATTATATAAACTATAAGTTTCAACTGTTGGCTTATCACGATATCCACCACCAGAACCATCTACAGTAACAAAAGAAATTGGAAAAACAGTAAAAGCGGAATATGTCATTACATTTGCTACGGTGACATTTTCAACGTTTGCAATATTTGGTCTTATTGAATTTAGTGTCGCAACAGACATGTTAGATACATTTATCAATCTTGATATTGTGGTGTCCAACAAATTAATAGATGCTTTAGCTTCTGTGCCAAAAGCAACGTTTGCAAATCCACCCTTAAAGTCAATGATTGATGAATTTAAATTTATCACAGGATCTCTGAAGCCAAAGCCACCTTTTTCAACGATGATATCCGTGATACCGCCTTTTGTTACTGCTCCGACATATGCAATGGCTCCAATTGGAGTATTCGCAACAGGATTCAATCCACCAACAATACTAACTGGATCGCCATCATATCCAGTTTCAGTATCAAATGCACTATAAAAAAGTCCTCTATTTGTAGGATTAATTTTTATCTCGGATAGTGCGCCAATCAAGCGACCAGTAACAGTAACATTCAGACCAGTATCTTCATCAACATATGTTGCAGTTACATTTTCGCCAGTTGTAAACAGTCTTTGAACATTTGAAACATAAATTTCCGTATATGTAATACCAAGCTGACGGTCAACAGATTGAATTACTTTTTCAACAAGCGCAGTAGCTTTTGATTTTTGACCAGTGATTAGAGTTTTTGCAATGTTGAAAATATTGTTATCATTGGTATCAATTCTAAGTGCTAAAGGCAATACCCATTTACCATCAGATGCTTTTAGAATATCGTCTTTTGGATAGTAGATATCAATATTTTCATTGTACAATGCCCTAAAAAGAAACTTGACGGATTCTTGTGTTCCGCTGGATCTATAAAATTGAGT